GAAAAGTTCCAGATTTAAAACAAGGTGTTTGGGTAATGTTTGAAGGCGGGGACCCTAACTTCCCTGTCTGGATTGGAGTCCAATAATGGAAAGAGCAATACTGCTTCCTTTTTCAGTTGATGAATCAGGTTCTATTTACTCATCTAATGACCCAAAGAAAATTTGGCAAAGCCGCGTAATTGCTGCGGTTATGACTCACATAGGAGAACGAGTATTTCGTCCTCGATATGGGGGCCTCGTAAAAGACGCTCTTTTTGAAAACTCAGAGGAAGCAGCAGCTCTTGTTCGCAACACTGTGTCTTCAGTATTCGTTTCTTTCCTACCAGCACTAAGTCTTACTGAGGTTCAAGCGGTTATGGACTCCGAATCAGGTGTCTTAAACGTTACAATTTACTATACCTTGCCAAACGGCGAACAAGATGAAGTGTCTGTAAAGACAGGAACCCTTACCCGTGCTGGCGAAATAACTCAGGAGTACTAATGGCATCGAACTATGTTCCGCAGGTAGATTACACATCCCGCGATTACGCGGCTATCCGCGACGAGATGATTGCGCTCATCCCTGCCTTTTTGCCTGAGTGGACCAATACCGACGCCTCAGATTTTGGTATCACCCTTATTGAGTTATTTGCTTACATGGGAGATTCGCTCAACTACTACATCGACAGAGCTGCTAATGAAGGATTTATCAGCACAGCAACCCAACGTAGTTCTGTACTAGCGATTGCTTCTTTGCTGGGATACATCCCTAGCACTGGAACCCCAGCAAAAGCTACATTGACTTTTCAAAACTCAACATCCTCAGCAATTGTTGTCCCTGCTCTAACTCAGGTAGCAACCACCACCACTGTTAATGGAGTCACTACTCAGATTATCTTTGAAACAGACTCTCAAGTAACTGTCCCAACAGCCGTTGGTGCTGTTGCAGGTAGCATTAACGTCAGCGCTACTCAGGGTACAACTGTAGCAAATGAATATCTTGGAGATTCTACGGGAACTGCTTACCAAACATTTTCACTTGCTAACAGCCCTTTAATTAGCGGAAGTACACAAATTACTGTTAATAATGTGGTTTACACAAAAATCAATTATTTGATTGATGCTAATGAAAACGACCCTGTGTACACAGTTACAACAGATGCTGACAATATCTCTTATATTAATTTTGGCGATAATATCACTGGTCGTATTCCACCTATTGGCGCAATCTATGCAAACTACCGTGTAGGTGGAGGAGCAGCTGGAAACGTTGGGCCTAATACGCTTACATATCTTCTTACAAATGTAGTGGCAGGATTGACAGTTAACAACCAAGAAGCTGCTGCTGGTGGTGCTGACCCAGAAGCAACAGATACTATTCGTATCAATGCCCCTTATGCATTAAGCGCTCTTAACAGAGCTGTGTCTTTGCGCGATTACTCAGCACTTGCTATTCAAGTTTCTTCAGTTGCAAAAGCAATTGCAGATGCAACCTCATTTAACAATATCAGTCTTTACATGGCACCGTACGGAGATGTTAGCTTAGGAACTCCTGGTGTGGACGCTTTTGGGGACCCAAATGCAATTTTTGATAATGCTTCTGCTACTTTACAAGAGTTTTTACTTGACAAATTGCCAGCAACTACGACTGTGACCATACTTCCGCCAACATATGTTCCAATCAATATTGCGGTAACTGTAAACGTGCTTCCACAGTATCGTCAAAAGAATGTATCTGATGCTGCATATTCTGCTTTGCAAACACTTCTTGCTTTTGAAAATGTTATTTTTGCAGAAGAATTTGTTCTTCAATATGTACTCAATGCTCTATCTTCTGTAGATGGAATTTCATATGCAGATGTAACCCTTTTGACAAGAAACGACGCTACATTTACTGGGGATATTACTTCAGGAAGCCCAACAATTAGCAATGTTTCAAATTTTAGTAAGTTAGCTGTTGGACAAAAAATTGCGGTAACGGGTGGAACAGTAACTATCCCGACTGGTACAACTATCTCGTCTATGAATACAGGTGCAGGAACAATCACTCTTTCTGCAAATTGTGGGGGAAGCTCTTCCACAACTGGCGCTGCCCTAAAGGTAATTGGCGTCAATACAATCGCATGTGCGACCAACGAGATACCTAAGGCTGGAACTATCACAGTTACCCCAGTCGGCGGAATTACAATCTAAGGATAAATATGGCAGCCACATACCCAACGTCGGTCCGTTCGTTTACTACTAAGGTAAACGTAGTTGACATCATTGAAGCAGCGCACCCAAACTCTTTGCAAGAAGAAGTGGTGGCTATTGAGTCAGTTATTGGAACAGCACCATCTGTTTCAACTGCAGCAACAGCCTCTGGATGGTCCAACGCTTCAGTAGATTACACAACTATTAAAGCACGCCTTGCTAATATTGAAAAAGGAATTGTTGCTGATACTCACACCCAATATGTTAAAAAAGTGGGCGGAAGTGATATTACCATTAGTGCAGCAGATGTTATTGGTTTGTCTGTTACTGCAGCTACAAGCCAGAGCGCTGACCTTATGCAATGGAAAGATTCATCTGGAACGGTTGTTACTCGTGTAGGTCCTGATGGAATTCTTTATGCTGCTGGTGGCCAAGTAGGTTCTGGTACAGATTTTACTTCTAACATGTTATTGGGCGGTATGTAATTGTCCCGTTATGGAATTGATTATTATGGTGCGGCCTACTACGGTGCTAACACACTTGTAGATTTTAATGCCACACCTTTTAAAGCCATTCCATATAACTACGGTTCAATTCAATTATCTTGGGTAACTCCTACTGGTTCTTGGGATTATATGCGACTTGTTCGCAACTCTTCAGGTTTTCCAGTTGCAGCAGATGACGGAGATATTCTTTTTGAAGATGCAAATGGTGAGTCTAGAACTTTTTATTTAGATAATGGGCAGGTTCCTAACAACATTGGTTTAAAACAAGGGCTCCCTTATTACTACACTATTTTTGTAAGAGAAACAACATATTCAACTTGGCAACAAGCAGGTATTGCTATTGGTGTTTCTGTAAAAAATTACAATACCGCTAAAAATATGTATGAGTATTTACCTGTTATTTTGACTTCACAGGTTCCATACGATAGCTCTGTAGAACAAGACAATGATGTACTAAAGCGTTTTTTACAACTTTTTGGTTTAAATCTTGATTTGTACAAAACAATGGCTGAAAATGTACATAATCGTTTTGACATATCAACGTTAAATGGCTTACTAGTTCCAGCATTTATGCGTGAATTAGGAATGAAATATGAGCCTGAATTAGGCCTTAAGCAATCTCGAATCTATCTTCGTAATGCCACTCGTTTATACCAAACTAAAGGCAGCAAACTAGGTCTTGAAGAGTATGTAAAAGCATACGGTGGATTTGATAACACCATCACTATGGGTAAAAACCTTATGCTTGATTATAATGACTCATCATTTGAAGAGTCAATTGGTTCTTGGGCAAATGTTTCAAACACTACTTTAGTACGAAACACCACAGTAGACCCTTATTACGAAGTTCAATCACAATCTAACTTTCCCAATAAGCAAAATGGTGTACTAAAAGTAACAGCTACTGCATCTGCAGACTCTATCTTTAGCATGTCTGGCGTTACTGCTAGACAGTACGGTATTCCAGTATCTCAGTCTACTGCTTACACTTTTAGTGCTTATAGCCTTGCTAATTCTTCTACTCGCTCTGTCTCATCTACTATTTCTTGGTATGACAAAGATGGCGTTTTAATTTCCACAGAAAGCTATGGAACGGGTGTCACCAACAACACTTCAACTTGGTCTCGCTCTGTTAAAACAGCAACATCACCTTCTAACGCGTACTTTGCTGTTCCAAAAATAAAAATTACATCTACAGCAGCTAATGAAATCCACTACTTTGATGCTTTGCAGTTTGAACAAGCATCATCGGCTACATTTTTTCAAGACGCACGCCAAATTCAAATTGTTCTTAAAGCAACTCGTATTAATGAACTTTTAAACCCTAATTTTGAAGACAGCACTGACTATTGGAATGTTAGCAATGGTAACTTCGTATTAACAACCTCTGAAGGGTATGAACCTTCTGGTGATTACGCCGCCCCTATCAGTGGAGGTGCTGTAGAGGTTTACGCTCTTGCAGCTGGGGATGTGGTTGTTACCTCTGACCCTATGCCAGTTGCTTTTGGAAATGACTACACGTTTAGCATCTACGCATCATCTTTAGTTGATGGAACTACATATGATGGAACAGTATCTGTAAGTTGGTATGACAGCTCAGACGTGCTTATCTCAACAGAAACTTCTGACACATTTACACTATCACCTGCATACTCTCGTCCATTTGTAACCTCAACTGCTCCTAACAATGCTGCAACAGCAGTTGTTGGCCTTACATGGGTGGCAGAAGCTGCGGGTAATGAGATTGGCTTAGACGCAGCACTGTTTGAAAAATCTTCTTTTGTTAACTCATTCTTTGATGGTAGCAACGGAGTAGCAAGCCTTACTGATTTATTCTGGGAAGGTTCAGTTACTAACGGTGCTAGAAGCCACTATTACCGTAACCGTTTTGCGGTACAAAGTCGCCTTATAGACACTATTCCTGATTGGATTACCTTAGGCAGCACTTTTGAGCTGTTGTTTGCCCAGCCAGACTAGTAGTACGATAGGTCAATGCTGACCTTAGTTCTTATATCTTTTAGCGCCGCATTTTTAATAGCCCTTACTAACACATTCTTGTCTATGCCTTTACTTAAGGTGATTGCCGCTTTACTTACCTCTGTTCTTGCAACTTACCTGTCAAATATTTCGGGCGTGGGCAATTTTATCCTCTACTCACTATCAGGGGCATTCCTTGGAACAACCTTAGTAGTAATTGCAGAACGCCTAAATACCTATCAACCCGCCATAGTTCGTGCGGTTGGGACAGAACGCTAAATCTGTGTATGCTAAGCCTCCACTAACAAGGAGGAACTATGTCCGACCCATATTACGTTTTGGTCGCGGGTAGCGGTGAAACCAGTAGAGCAAATGTTGAAGCTCTTATGGATGACCACTACTATGCAAATGGAGATGCTGGAACACTGGTTTTAGCGTTTGAAGGTAAGCCTAGCCAAGGCCAAGTGTATGCAGCACAATTTGCAAAAGATAGGGCGAAGAATATTACGGTGTTCTGTACGCCAGATTCAGAAACAAATGCAATTACCAATACCGCACAATTTAATCGGGTTCAAAACCCAGTTGTCCATGCTCTTGAATTAATTGAGGGCAAGGTAAATGCAGCATTTCTTTTATGGAATGATGATGATGAAAAGACACTAGAACTACTTGAGTTTTGCACAGAAGATAACATTCCTTGCTATGACCTCACCGATGGCCTAGTTGTACTTGGAAAGCCCACTACAAAGAGCGTCAAGCCTGTTATGCCTGAGGTTGAGGCAACTACATCAGATGCAATCCCATTTATCCCTGACTACGTTCCAGATGAGGACGAAGAAGAGGATGAGGAAGAAGAAGATGCGGAAGATAACTTTGAAGAGGTCATCATAGATGCCGTCTATGAATTGGCTCGAATGATTTCGGCTACTGTTGTAGAGCAGATGAAAGAAGAGTTTGATATAAAGCCAAAAGGTAAGAAGTGACACTATCCCTCAGAGCTTGGGGTGCTTTGGCCTATCTAGTGGACAGCGATGCCACGGTTAGTGCTAAAGAGTTATCTCGGAGATTCTCCGAAGGCAGAGATGCAATGAGGTCAGCACTTAAAGAATTACGAGATGCTGGCTATATCGTCACCCGCAAAGAACGGGTAGGAAACCGCATAACAACGGTTTCATATGTGACTGAAACAGGGTTTAAGAAGGTTAGTTCCTGGGGCCTGAAAAGCCGTTCTCTGTTACAGCCCAATGAGCAGAATAGCAATATAACCCAATATGCTAATTCAGCTATAGTATTTTACGAATCCACGAACGAGGTTCGTGAGGGGGGATTAAAAATGGGTTATGAATTTTTTGAAAAGACCTCAAGCGAAGATAACGAAGTCCGTAATGAGCGAGCAAAGGCGCAAGCCGAGAAGAAGGCTGAGTATCAAAGCCTGAAAGAGGCTGACCAGAAAAAAAGATTTACTGAGCGCCAAAACCGCCAACCTAAGGACTGGTCTTGTACAGATGTTGCTTTTGAGTTTTCTAACCGCGTCCACAAGATTTGGCACATCAAACCTTGGCAGGTTACCCGCACTCGCTTTACTCAGGCTCTAGGTCAGAACCGCAAAAAGTTTGATACCGATGGTCAGGTTGAGTTAGAGATGATGAACCTGTTTTTTGCCTCAATGGATTTTAGTACTTATGATGATGCAGATGCTTTATGGAAAATCTTTATCAGCCGTTATTCAGAGTTAGCTTCCCAAGCTAAGGTTCGTATTAATACTCCAGATGACCTTGCTACAGCCAAGGTTCAAGCCGAAGATTCTTGGAAGGGGCTCTAATGTTTGAATTGAAAGATTTGAAGGTCAGGCGCCGTGCTTGGGTACAGACCGCTTCTATCCCAAAGGCACGTCTTGGCTGGACCTTAGACGACTGTAACGATGCCCCTCAGGAGGCACTAGCGGGCGTTAGACGGTGGCTTGCGGGAGCCTTGGAGGGAAAGATTATCCTCAAGGCTGGAAGCCCTGCCTGTGGCCGTGGAATCCTTTTGTATGGACAGCCAGGAAGAGGAAAAACCACCCTTGCCCTAGCAGCTATTCAGGAAATGCTTTTGACTTTTCCACTAGAGGCGTTTGCCCCATCTGAGGGCAAGGTTCTTATTCGCCCTTGTTATTTTGCGACATTTAATGCTGTTCTAGACCTTAAGGGTCAGTTAATGGACAACCCAACCGAAGCAGAGGAAATCCTGTACTCAGGAATGCTGGGGGAGTGCCGTGATGATGCTTACAACATCCGTGTATTGATTATCGATGATGTGGGTAAAGAGCATTCAAGTCTTTCAGGGTGGCAGAAAAATATGCTTCACCATGTGTTGAGAACCCGTTTTAACAACGGCCTGCCTACCATTGTCACAACTAATATCTCGCGGGATAACTGGACAGCCACATACGGAGACGCAACTGGTAGCTTTGCCAAAGAAGCGTTCGTATATCTTCCTATTGACGGCGAGCGAGACTTACGATGACGGAGGCAAACGTGAACGAGGACTTGAAGTTAATACAGGTGTTCCTTACACAAGGAAATGTTCCTGGTCCTAGCGTTTACGAAGTGAGCCAAGACCCTGACAACAGATTGATTTGCACTTGCCCTGGTTTTCGTGGTCGAATGACCTGCAAGCATGTCAAGTTTGTAAACGCTCGCATTGAAAGCAATAACGGTGTTTATCCTTTGGAGATTACTTACAGAGCAACTCCAGAAGATGCTATTAAAGCTCAGACATCTAACAAAGAGTTTAGAGAGTTTGTTCTTAGGTTTGGGAAAATAGAGGTCGTGTAGAAAAATGCGAAAAGGGGATATAAGTAATGAATTACCAAAAAGAGTTATTGTCATCTCTGAAACTTTTATTGATTACGAAATAACTGTTAAAAAGAAGTTAAAAGTAATCCCAGTAAAAGACAAAAAAGCTAACTTTAATAGAACACTACTAAGCCGTTTGTATGTTTTTGCCCAAAACATTGGCTACACCATGGAGCTTGCTTCGTTCACGCTGAACGAAGAAGAACTAAGTTTAGTTGTAGACAAGCTTGACCATATGGGAACTAACCCATTTCGTTATTTTACGGCGTATGAATCAATTGAGCATTTAATTAATGAATTGCCATATAGACCAGAAGTCGTTGGAGTGCTAGATTTGCCAACTCGACTTATGAGATACGGGCACTGGGGATTGGACTTCACACAGCTATGAACAAAGAAACGTTGTTACTGAGCAAGGTCATTGCAGACCGCGACTTAACACCTTTGTTTAACCGCAAAGTAAATGACTCATGGTTTTTAGATAATGAAGACCGCAAGGTTTGGAATTTGCTTCGTACACATTTTACTAAGTACGGAGAATGCCCAAGTATTGAAGTAGTGAAAGACAACTTCCCCTCTTATCAAACTACAGAAGTTACTGACAGCGTTGAGTATATTCTAGATTCATTAGTTGCTAGTCGTAGAAAAGCATCTGCTGTTTCTATGATTGGTGAGGCTATTGAGCTCATTGAAAAACATAAAGACCACGAGTCCGCGTTGCTTTCTCTTCAACGTGGCATCGTTAAACTTGATGAAGATGGGCTTTCACAAACCTCAGACGTCAACGTTAAAGAAGACCCGCTTAAGCGTTGGGATGACTACCTATGGCGTAAAGAAAACCCAGGACTCCTTGGCGTGCCAACAGGTTTTCCAACAATGGATACAGCAACGGGTGGTTTACAAAATGGGCAGTTGATTGTAATTGTTGCTCCGCCAAAAACTGGTAAGTCAACCCTTGCATTACAGATTGCACAGAACGTTCATATGACGGGCAAGGTTCCAATGTTCCAATCTTTTGAGATGAGCAACGTTGAGCAGCTTTCTCGTTATGATGCAATGCGTTCTCGTGTTTCCCATACTCGTTTGCAGACTGGCTCTTTGACTGCAGAAGAAGAAGCACGATACAAGCGCATCCTCCAAGGTATCGAAAGAATGCGCGAAAACTTTTGGTTGATTGACTCAGCACAGGGCTCTACAGTTTCAGGTATTGCAAGCAAGATTCAAACTTTGCAGCCTGACATTGTATTTATTGACGGTACTTATTTGATGATTGATGAGCAGACTGGTGAGGCAAATACTCCTCAGGCACTTACCAACATCACTCGTTCTCTTAAGCGTTTAGCGCAGAGAGTTAACAAACCAATTGTTATTTCTACTCAGGTACTTAATAACAAGATGCGTAATGGTCAAGTAACCGCTGACGCAATCGGTTACTCATCATCTTTTCACCAAGACGCAGATGTTATTTTTGGACTTCAACGTGAAGATGAAAGTGTTGATGACACACGGTTACTAAAAATTATTGCAAGCCGTAACTCTGGACCAGCAGAAGTGTCTTTGCTGTGGGACTGGAATACGGGACAATTTCGAGAGATTGAAGCTACGGACTACTAATGACTAATGAAGAGATGGAAGACGTCCTAGACCGTTTAGGAATAGAAGTAATTAGCATTACTGGCTCTGAGATTAAAGGGCACTGCCCAGCTCACTTTAGCCGAACAGGAAAACTTGATAACAACCCTTCGTGGTCTATCAACGCAGAAACTGGGGCGCATAACTGTTTCTCCTGTAAGTTTCGTGGGAGCCTTGCTTCATTAATCGAGTACTGCCAAGGTATTGGTTTTGAAGAAGCCAAAGCTTGGATTAATACAGGTGACATTAATTTATCTAAAGCCTTTGAACGAATGATGACACCAGCGCCATTAGAGCCACAGCTCAACCCAATTACAGAGTCTATGTTAAGCGCATTTGATAGCCCACCATCAGATGCTTTGAAGTCCCGTGGCATTACTGAAGTTGCTGCTAATTACTATGAAATTTTGTGGGATAACAGGAACGAGAACTGGATTACAGTTATCCGTGACCCATACACCCATAAGTTATTAGGATGGCAGGAAAAGGGTTACAGAGGGCGCTACTTCCGCAATTACCCAACAGGTGTTAATAAGAGCGCAACTTTGTTTGGCTATCAGCAGTTTAATGGTGGGGAGATGATTGTTGTTGAATCACCTTTAGATGTAGCACGCCTTGCATCTGTAGGAGTATTTGGCGGTATCAGCACCTATGGCTCAGCAGTATCTAACTCTCAACTAAAACTAATACGTTCTGCTGAGCGTGTGGTATTTGCTATGGATAATGATGAGGCTGGTCGCGTTTCTTCCCAAGCACTTCTTGATTATGCAAAGGCTATGGGCATGGAATGTTGGTTCTTTAATTATTCTGATACAGACATGAAAGATGTTGGCGGAATGAGCAAGGCTGAGATAATGTACGGACTAGAGAATGCAAAGCACTCAATACATGGACGAAAGGCTTTCCTATGAATAAAAAAGTTGTTTTAGTAACTGGAGGATTTGACCCAATTCATAGTGGTCACATTGCTTATTTTGAATCAGCAAAGAAATTAGGAGACTTTTTAATTGTAGGTTTAAATTCAGATGATTGGTTGACACGTAAAAAAGGAAAGCCTTTTATGACTTGGGATGACAGATTTTCTGTTGTTAGCGCCCTTAAGCCAGTATCTGATGTTTTTTCTTTTGAGGACTCAGACAACACCGCTATTGATGCCATACGCAATGCTTTAACGGTTTATCCTGATGCCCATATTATTTTTGCTAATGGTGGTGACCGAGGTAAGGACAACATTCCAGAAATGGCATTTGAATCTGACCGCGTTAGCTTTGCTTTTGGTATCGGTGGAAATGACAAAAAAAATAGTTCAAGTTGGATTCTTAAAAATTGGGAACAACAATGATTATTGGTTTAAGCGGGTATGCCCGTTCTGGAAAAGACACCGTTGCAGGAATGCTTATGGGACTTCATGGTTATGAAAGAGTTGCATTTGCTGACCCAATTCGTGAACTTTTATATGAGATGGACCCACTTGTTGTTCACAACTATATGGATTTTCGTTTGCAAGACATCATTGATTCTAAAGGTTGGGAAGCAGCAAAGACAGAGTTCCCAGAGGTTCGTAGACTTCTTCAAGACCTTGGTGTAGGCGCTCGCAAACTGTTTGGAGATACGTTTTGGATTTATCAAGCGCTATCTGACGTTGCACCGCAGGATAAAGTTGTTGTGTCAGATGTTCGTTTCAAAAACGAAGCACAGTGGATTAAAGAGTTTGGTGGTCAAATTTGGCGCATCAACAGGCCTGGTATAGACGCTGCCAATGAGCATGTATCAGAGAATGAATTGAGCGATTGGGAGTTTGATATTGTTATTGAAAACGATAGCGATATGCCAGCTTTGATTAAGAAGATTAAAGCCCTGATAGGGTAGACCTATGACTTTTACGGGGACATTACTGCCTTACCAACCTGAGGCTGTAGAGCGCATGTGCGATAGGCAAAAGATGTTAGTTGCCTACGATTTAGGTCTAGGTAAGACTGTTCTGACTATTGCAGCGGTAGAACGTCTTATGGATTCGGGCGAAATTAAAGAGCCAGGTTTGGTAATCTGTCTGTCTTCACTTAAATACCAGTGGGCTAATCAGATTGAGAAATTTACAAGTGGCACTTCTAAAGCTTTGGTCATTGATGGGACACCCAAAAAACGAGCACTTCAATACGAAGAGGCACTCAACTGGCGTACTACAAAGGTTGATTACATCATCCTTAACTACGAGCAAATTGTTAACGACTGGGATTCCGTCAAGAACCTTCCCCGAGGATTCGTGGTGCTTGACGAAGCAACAGCTATCAAGTCCTTCAGGTCTAAACGGTCAAAATACACAAAAAAGTTAAATAATGCTCCGTACAAATTTGCTCTCACTGGAACTCCTATTGAAAACGGAAAGCCAGAAGAACTTTATAGCATCATGCAATTTGTTGATTCAGAGGTACTGGGGCGTTTTGATATCTTTGACTCAGCTTTTATTGTTCGTAATTCTTGGGGCGGAGTAGATAGATACCGTAATCTTCCAGTATTACATGAGAAGATGAAGCAAGCATCAGTTCGTAAAGCGCAGAAAGATGCAGATGTTGCACCGTATCTTCCAGACTCAATTCACAAAGACCCAATCCTTGTAACATTTGACCGTAAGTCAGCAAAACTATACGACCGTATCCAAGGCGACCTTTTGCATGACTTAGATGAAGCGCAGAGTATGTTCGGTACCTCCTTTAATATTTTGGCGCATTATGGATATGACAACTCTCGTGGCGGTAAGGAAGACGAGATGCGTGGAAAAATTATGTCCAAGATTGGTGCGCTTAAACAATTGTGCTCACATCCAGACTTAATTCGTACAAGCGCTAAAAAGTTTAATGAAACTGGTGGACAAGGTTCTGCTTATGCAGATGAGTTGGTACAAGCAGGGCATTTAGATGGGGTAGTTAACTCCTCTAAGCTTGACACTCTTACAGAGTATGTAAAAGATTTTTTAGACCAAAGCCCACAAAACAAAGTAGTTATCTTTGCAAGTTTTGTCGACATGCTTGACATGATTGCTGAAAATTTGGGGGAAGAACAATGTCGACTTTACTCAGGTCAGATGGATGCTAAAGCTAAAGAAGAGAACAAGATTGCATTCAATACTCAGCCTGATATTAGAGTCCTTATTAGTTCTGACGCTGGTGGCTACGGTGTAGATTTACCCGCCGCTAACCTTTTGATTAACTACGACTTACCTTGGTCTAGTGGTGCTGCTACCCAAAGAAACGGGCGAATCAAACGTGCTTCCTCTACATGGGAGACCATTGTTATTCAGGACATTCTTGTTGGTGGCTCTATTGAAGAACGCCAATATGAGTCTTTATTACAAAAAACATCTGTTGCAAACGCCATTATTGATGGAGAAGGTATAGATGATAAGGGCGGAGTACCTTTAAATGTAGGTAGTTTGAAAGCTTTCTTATCTATTTCAACAGTGTAGTCTGCTAAAATTATCTAATGCCTAACGCACCAAAGACCCCAACACGTACTATCCGTGTATCTGATGACCTTTGGAAGGCCGTACAAAAAAAGGCTGCGGACGAAGCTGTTACGGTTACTAGCGTGATTATTAATGCGCTACAGACCTATGTTGACAAGGATTAAATAGCCGATTATTGTTGCCCTCAACACTAGGGGGTGCTTATGTCTAATCCAGACATTAAAGAAGTTGAACAAACGCTTCAACAATATTTATCACTTAAAGAACAGATTGATTTACTTTCTGAAAGACAATCTGAATTAAAAAAGCGCTTAAATGACGCAACAGAAGCTTATGGAGAAGTAGACAGCAAAGGCCACATTGTTTTTGAGTTTGGTGATGCACGCCTTGTAAAACAAAGAAAAGTATCTAATCCAATAAATGAAGAAGTTGCCATGCGAATTCTTACTGAAAAAGATTTGTTGGATGAGTGTGCTCCAAAAATACGTAAGCTTGACCAAGACGCTATTATGGCTGCTGTTTACAAAGGTTTTCTTACAGAAAGTGACATTGATGAAATGTTGCCACCAAAAATCTCGTACGCATTTATTATTAAAGGATAGTAATGTCAGACGACTTTATTGAATCTTCTTTTGCTGATTTGGATGTGTTTTATCCAGGCAGTAAGAGAAAGCGACGTGAACCAAAAGTTGTAGAGACTCGTGAAAGCCAGCTCTGGGACTCCCGCCCATATCTTAAAACTCTGCCCAACGGCAGAGAGATTGAGATGTTTACGGTTGGTGCACTTGCTAATGCGTTAGGGCGTCCATTTATCACTATTAGAAAATGGAATGAGGAAGGCTACCTGCCATCTTCGCCTTACCGTTTACCTACAAAAAAGAATAAAAATGGGGATGACCATAAGGGCAGACGCCTTTATAGCCGAGCCATGATTGAAACGGCTGTAGAACTGTTTGACAAAGCTGGACTTTTAAATGTCAAGCGTATAGAATGGTCTCTACACCAGAAGCTCGTAAAAGAGCTAGCTGAGGCGTGGACTAACATCCTCGCACAAGAAACTAAAAACCAAGAAACTCAAGGAGATATATAAATGGCAGTTCAATCAACAGATGATTTCGTTCCAGCAACGGATGAATTCTCAATCGAAAATACAAATGACGTAGATGCTCGTCCAGAAGCATCAACATCAACTGCAGTCCAAGCAGGCTGGGGCGCAGGCGATGAGATGACTATGAAGTCAAAGGAATTCCCAACTGATTTAAAGTTGAATGAGGAATTTCAAGTAATTAAGTTCTTAGACCAAGATGGTCCATTTGCAATTTACAAGCAGCATTTCCTACAGCAAAAAACTGAAGGCAAGCGTTCGTATGTTTGCTTGGGAAATGGTTGCCCACTTTGCGTTAAGTTGAACCACAAGCCAGAAAGCAAGCACGCATTTACTGTTGCTGTTCTTTCAGCTGATTCAGCAACTCGCATGATTCTTACTGCAACACCACGTCTATACAAGACACTTCACGCTGCACATTTCTCACCACAGGGTCCTTTAACGAAGAACTACTGGGCGATTTCTCGCACAGGTAAGATGCAGCAAACTGTATATTCCCTAAACTCCGTAAAGGGTCGTGACCTGTCAGAAGATTGGTCAATTGATGAGGCTAAGGTTGAAGCCGTTCTAGCAACACTAGAGGCATACCCACGCTCAGCAATTTATGAAAACTCAGTTGCTGAACTAACTGAAATCGCTAACGACCTAGCTTAACTAACAGATGTAGAAGGGTTAGACCGCCATCCCCTGGTCTAGCCCTTCTGCTTTTAGGGGACCCATGAATATCATTACAACAAAAGAGCAACTAGACGAAATGGTTGCGTACTACTT